CCCCACATATGAATATGCCCCTTCTACCCTTTTTGACCGCCTCAGACAGTATGTGGACCGCTGTGATCGTTTTACCGAACGAACATGGTGCTGCGAGTATTGGGCGCCGATTACCTTTCATGATTGCGGCTCGCAACATGTTAACCGCCCTGACTTGATGTTCTCTAAGCATTGTAAATATCCTCCATTCTCTTTAAATCCCTGGCCATTACCCTGTAAGTCTCACCGTATCCCAGGTCAACAATATTTTCACGGCAGAACAGATCCGTATCTAGCGCGAATCCAACTGCTGTAAATAGTGGAGTCTGGCTAACGGTCAATATGTAAATGTCAGCTTTGTCAGCCAACTTGTAAATTGGCACGAGAAGGTTGCCGCGAACATAGTTTGTGGTTTTGACTTCGATTTTCTTGTTTCCCAGCATCAGATCAAATAAACCTAACTTCTTCACGTTTGTGTCTGGAAAGAGATTCAGCATCTTCGCAACAGCGACTTCTGATTGAGCGCCTACCCGCATTCTGACCCGTGGATCAATTTTCGATATTGAATGCAAAGTCCTGCCAGCATCTATGTCAGCCTGAAGACGCTCTTCGCTGATAATCTCAGCAATGGCCATATCGACTTGATTCAACTCAATGATCATTTCCATGGCCTTCTGATCAAGTCATCCGCAGCTCTTAACCCAAGATCGACTTCTCGCGACATGGTTACTAATTCACCATTGATCATCTTCTCAACCTTCGCTGCTTTAAATTGATCTCTCGCCCATCTAGCCTTTTCTATATTGTCAAATGTCCCTTGGCGAGAAATACCATCAGTATTTACTCTTACCGTGTACATTTTTGTTCTTTTGTTATAGCGAATGTTTAACTCTAACGTATGGGCGCTCATTTCTTTATCTCCATTGTTGGCATCAATATTCTTGCATTTTGGGCTGCAATTTTTATTTGCCCCGCTTCGAGCTTGAAACTCTGCTCCGCATTTTTGACAGGACTTAATTATCATAAGTTGTCTCCCCTGCCGTGGAATATTCTTCCGGTATCAATTGCTGCATGTCACCAACCATGCCGAATATAATTCTCAAGCTTGCCATCTTGGCTTTTAAAGCAATGATTTCAGCTCTCATGACATCCAAAGCCACATCCTTTGAACATGTAGGATGCTGGCATTTGCAAGGAAAATTATTGGTGCAGACTTGGCATATCATTTTGGTTCTCCGTTTGATGAGATCCAAGATTCTTACATTCCAATCAACATTGCAACACTTTTGTTGCTGTAATCGAATGTTTTTAGCGTTAGCCAAATTTTGGGCGCAACTCCGACTTTTCCCTTTGCAAACCACAACCAATACAGATCGTTAATCTGGTTAGGTCTTGTGTGGTTACATCCGTAGATGCGGTACTCATGTGCTTTCGCTTCCTGCTGATTTGCAATATCAGCAACCCACTTGGGTCTTTGCGTATGGACCTGGATCGAGACAGTCGGCGTCTACAAGCGCCCAGGGATTACTTATGGTCGGAAGTTAGCCGTGGGTCAGATATTTCGATTGGAGGCTGCTGACCGGCCCCACTGTCGTTGCCATGATGGCGATTGTGTCGGCTTAATATATTGGCGGGATCAAATATACTGTGAGATAATAACTGAGTCGGGTGACTATCATCCTCCTCTTATCTCTAGTCTTTAGGCCCGCACGGCCACCGACACCCAAATATTAGATGAAGATCTAAATTGTCGCAAGATGTTTTTAACTATTAATCTTCGCAGACACCAGTAATACAGCCGTCAGCCTCTATCATGTACTTTTGGCTTGCTGTCAAATGATCTTCTTCATCTTCTTCAGCGTAGGCTTTCAGATCATCCATAAGATCATCTAGCGCCATCTGATAAAATGTTATCGGAAGAGCTTGCCCAATATGCTCACGTTGAAAGTGAGCTTTATTGATTTTTATCAAGCTAATTATTCCATCAATCGTGATTTCCATCGTCTGCTCCAACTGAGCGATTTCTCGCCACTGAATCCTCTTTGACTTCTTGCTCGATCAGCATATCTATGTAATGACGCGCTTTTCGCAAGTCTTCCACTCCGTTTTTGAACTTATACCTGCAAACATACTTAATAATGTTTCCAACTATGTATCCTAACCTATTGATATGTATGAATTCTACTGGTTGGATTTTAAACTGTTTGTAATGTTTTCCACCAACTTGAGTTTCTAATGCGCTCATTTGCTTATCCTTGGTCTAACAGTAAATCGATGAGTCTCACCGTCTGTTTTGTGATATGTAATAACCTTTGCACCGCGCTGACTAATCCAGCCGCCTCTAGCTGCGTATGCATCTCTCCCTGACAGGGTCGGATGTTGCTCTACAACGGACCCAGCGTCTTCTACAACGCGTTCGTGATGCATATGCCCTGTGTGTATATAGGTATGTTTAGCAGCGCCCCAGATCGCTCTATATCGAGGCTCTGAGGAAAACAGCTTTTGAAGCTGCCCCATCTTTTTCTTATGTCCGTGGTGAAACGCCAGCATAATTTCTCCCCATAACATTGCGTAATATGGGAACTCGACATCCATCACTTCAACTCTAGGCTCATTGACGAACATGTGCTTGATATGCTTTCTAAGCCAGACTGATCCGGCCATGTCATGATTGCCTTCTGCCTGGACAACTATCACCCGCTCAAATCGATTTAAAAGTATCTTGACGGCTTCCGTCATGACTTCCATGGATAGATCAACTAACTTGCCATATCGCGTGTCAGCGTCCAGCAAATGGCCGCTTGCAGGTGTTACCGCAGATAAGGAGTCAAAATGCAAAAAGTCGCCTAGCTGATTTAATATGCCAACCTTGGATTTTGGGCAGGCCGCAATCATGTCGGCTATCGAGTTGAGAAATACATCTCTTGCTATACCGACATCCCAATCATCGCCGGTTTCGTCGGCCCAACTGTACATGCCAAGGTGAAAATCTGTGATGGTCAGAAGTGATAACAGATTATCGTCTGTTTCGTGGTTAATTTCTGTAGGCATAAACGGCGTGAAATTGCTGCTGCCTTCTTCTAATCGCTCAATGAGGATCTCAACCTGGCGCTGTCTATCACTGGCAGACTTTACCCACTGCCCAGTAACTTCTCCGTCTTGATTGTAGTATGTTGATATCCCTTTAGCGATAAACCCTTCTGGCACTGAATGGATCATTTGATGATCTGGAGAGTATCCGCGTTTTGCGGCATTTCGATGGATTGCTTTTATGGACCTACGGACATTGCCTCTATCCTTGCCCAATATAGAGGCAGCTTTTGAATATGTGCCTACTTCATCGTAAAGGCAATATGCTTCCCATTGTACGTCAGTGGCGTACTTCCTAAGATTGTTATCCATTTTTAAGCCTCATCCATTCTGAATCATTCGGATTGGTGAGCTTAACCCCATGGTCAACAGCCCAAGCGTAGATGTTGTCGAGAAAATGCATCATTTCGCCTTTGTCTAATTTTGACGTTGATCTTACCTGTCCAGGTATCACGGTGCTACCCACGGTAATATCCTCGGTTCCTAAGAACATGTTCTTCATCAGCATCTTTATTCCTTCGGCATCAATATCAACCTTCCTGGCAAAGTGTGTGGCCATCTCAGAGAACCAGACATGAACTAATGCATTCTGCGAAAATGTTCTTGGCGAAACATACGCTACAGGCTTCCATGCCAGCGGTTGCGTAAAGTCCCAATCATTTGCCAGCTTAGAAAATGATTTAATGGCATGGTCCAACTCTGACCGATTTCTAACTAAATAAAAGATGCCTTCCATTATTTTTTGCTCAACTTATCAATCGGCATTTGCTTAAAGCCCATGTTCAAAAGTTCTTTGCTGCTCTTGCCGAAAGGGACATCTTCAATCTTGCCACCATTAGCCAAATATTGATCTATTTCAGACAGTATGTCTTTCGACATAGAATCCTTTGCTTCTGGTGGCACGATTGCCTTTGTTGTTGCAAGTCTAATCGGGATCATTGGCTAAACTCACAAAATCTTCTAATCGCATATCAAAATAATCAGCCAGCTTTGACGCCAAAGATATCTTTACATCTGAAGCATTTCTCCAACGGCTCACTTGCTGCACATGCACATCAAAATCAAGGGCAATAACTACATTGCTAATGCCCTTAATTTCCTGCGCGATTTTAATTGATCGCCCAATATTCATAACAGCTCCTAAAACGGGATGTCGCCAGAAAAGTCTTCAATTGCCTTTGGTGCTTGCGGTGCTTCTTTGGCGTTAAACGCAAATGAAACTACTGGCGCTCTAGCTTTATCGCTATCGCCTTTCCACGCGCTAACCCAATACTCTTTGCCGTCGATGGTGGCGTTGCCGGTCCAATGCGGATGAGTATCCTTTTGCCGCTTTTCGTTTTTCCAGATGGCGCCACGATTGTCATTATCCATTACTTTCTCCTCAGTTTTTCGCTTTCGCTTATAACGACTTCTGCCGCAGATTTCACAGCTTCAGCCAGTAAATTGATGTACTTGTCATCTCTATTGACGCGCACGATCAAATCTTCCATCTCTGGGTGAAAGGACATGAAATCCCACCACTTTCGCCCAGTGATCCACAGGCATCCCATCACCTGTTGTTTGTATATTGTTGGCAGCGTTCCCTGGCGAAGATATCCAACATGAACGGCAGACGATGGACACTTGATCTCAATGCCTCCGTCATCTCCAACTAGTCCATCAGGCGAGCATCCTGCCTGGATATCATCGTGCAGGCAGAAGCCTATCTCGGTCACTACGTTATTAGTTGACAGCTCATACATCGCCCTAGCCTGCGGCTCAAGCTCGTTACCACGAATCATGTGATCGTTTTTGTATGTCTCTTCCACATGACCTGTAATCATGTAAGCTATCAAGCTATTGATGTAGGAATCAGCAGATGTTGAAGGCTTGCCCGTAGACGTAATCAACTTTGAAAAATTGCTCGCAGACGGGACTCCAGCGCGAGACCGAAGCCATTCAGCAGTTCCTTGCTCGAAGCTATTTACTCGCACTTAGCTTTCTCCGAAGCAGCATAACCGCCTTGTCTTTCTGAGATACCTTGAGCTGCTCTACTGCGTCAATACCAAATGCGCTGCAAAACTTCTCCATATCGCTTTTAGTTTCAATGACCATAGCTCGAATCATTTCGGCTTCTTGCGGATCTACAAAGCCATCTGATTCATCTGCCGGTACATCTAACTCGGAGCCAGCGTAAATCGTAAATCCTAAGCCGAACATTGCCAGACACTTGACAAGACATCTCATCTTGCAACTGTTGACAGCAAACGCATCAGGATTCTTTACAGCTTGATTTTTGTAATTCATGACTGGCAGCCACATTGATCGAGATAGATGCTGATCACCTTTCTTGATGGTGACGGTTGCCGTTATCTCTACTGTGGTATCGGGGAATGTGTGGCTACTAAAGCTGTAGTCAGCATCAGGATACTTTGACATGAGCGTAGCCCAGGCCCAAGCCCAAGACAGGTAGTTCAGATTGTTTTTCTTTTCAACATGAGATGAAACATCTATCGCGGATAGTGTTTCCCATACTTCTTTTGCAAGAACCATAATTTACTCCTCTTATCTGATTTAATCATATCAGAATGGAGCAATAAATCAACAGCTATGATTTGATTGATTAGGTTAATGACCCGTTACGAATAATAATTTCTTCTTCGTCCAGGTTAGCAGTCATAGTGTAGAAGTTTTCAATCGCTACCTTGCTGCTTGATACGCCTTGCAACTGCGGAAACAGCCCCATACCAATCGCGATACAACCAATAACGTCAGCAGCAGTGTTGCCAACGTGAATAAGGATATGAGTCCGGCCTTTAACATCTGCAATTTGCCATGTGTTCTTCCCAAACCTGGGCGAATCGACACGGACAAGCTTGTAGTAACCAACAGGAATGCAACTAACATTCTGCTGATTATCAAGCCACGGCTTTTCGACCGTGTAAAAGTGTTCACCGTTGTATGTTAATCGCCCAATGGTCCGGTCCTTGAATGAACCGAATCTAATTAACTCAATCACTTTCGATGAACTCCCTTTGTCTTTTCCAGCGTTCTAAGACCACCCAACCCTAAAAGCCCAAGTAAAACCGGCATCATAGTGTCTAACGGAACCACTGGGATAGTAATGTCCATCCCAGCCAATCCAAGTGCAAAATTGGCAAATGGCGTCACGATAAAATTACCGGCCATGCCCAGTACGCATACCCAGCCCGTAGCCGGTCGCCAGCCCGACACAAAAATGGAGCTGCTGGCTGCTTCAGCCTTATTCACTGCCATTTGGGCCAACGCATTTTCTTGCGCGTACTTCTCAGACATTGTTGCAATTTCATGCGCCAATGCGCTCTTTTGGTCCTTGTCTTCTATGAACTTGTCTAGCAGCCCTGCTACCGGACCAATTAAGTCCTTTATCATGGCGTCTTGACCAATACGGCTTCAACAAAAATGGCTATCTCATTCGTCCCGCTGGAACTCTTTGCCTCAAACTGGAAGTCTGTCTTTTCCTGTAGCTTGAATGGAACCTGCCGATCATAACTTACCTGGGACGTTGAAAATGTAGCTTCTGCTACCCTTAACTTTCTACCTTCAGAATTGCAAGTGACATTTCTGATAGTTAGGAATTTGTTTGGATTCGCGGTGGCCGAGTTTGCGTCAATTCTGAAGATATAAACAGAGTGATTTCTTGCAACACTATAGTTACAGGCTTGCATTATCCCCGTTAACGCTTCGATGTATCCGTGGGTTACGGCAGAGTTTGCAACGGTTATATTTCCGATGTTTTCCCCGTCCAGAATAACGACTGTATTGACGCGAAGAAATAACCCAGTGGTTACTGCTCCAACAGCCGCCAGTGTTACGATCTCAGAGATAGGATCATAAGAAGCATCAAGACCCTGGATCAGAACTGTCTTACCATAATCTGACGCGCTTGAAGTTGTTACTGTCATTGCTACGGCAGAGCTTGGATAGGTGTAATTTCCACCATCATTCCAGACGGTTTCGTAATCGATTCCGACATCTCGATTAAATCCAAAGATGTTAACTGGTGATGCGCCTTCAAAGAGTCCCCTGGCAACATCGAAGAGAAAGTTTGGAGTTGACATATTTCCTAAAAATTGCGGCATATTAGAATCCAGTGTATTTAACTATTGCGGCGATTATTACGCCAAATGTTAGCCAAACCGCTTTCTCTAATAGAGAATTTAAGCTAATTCCCGATATAAGTTTTTCTCTTGTTTCGTCAATGGCTTTGCTGTGACTATTTAGTCGCTCTTCATGCCTGTTGATTCTAGTGCTGACAGATATCAACTTTTCATCCATCCTAGCAATGATAGCTAATGCCTCTGCCAGTTGGTCAAGTTTATCTTCTATACGCCTTAGTCTATCCTCGGTCACATTCAATCCTTGCTATTCCACAGGTCAAAAAGCACCCTAATTTTGTCTTTAATGGTTTCAATATCAGAATGCATTTTTGCAAGAACTATGACCAACGTTACAAAGCCGACAGCAATTGGCCAAACACTATTTATAAACTCCAACGCTGTCATAAACTTTGCCCGTAATCATAAAATGGTTATTCGGCCAAGTCTTCTTTAAGGGCCGTGATGTAGGCGTTTAAGGCAACCTGGATCATGTCCAGGTCAAGCTTCAAAGCATCGCCTTTTGCTTTGCAATTTTGAATCTGACCAATCAGCAGCTTTTGCTGGTCCGTCATATCTTCAATGTCGTATTCTTTATCATCAATTGTGATCATTATTCATCTCCAATGGTTGAAGATGTATATTATCACAAAAGCTACCAAGGCAAACCACTGGCATTCACCGGATTTTTCTGCAACTCAATATTAGCATCAAAGCTCGCTTCAAGAGCCTCAACGTCCATCGTTGCCAGAACCCAGCCCAGTACTACTTCTTCAGTCAGGTCTTCAAAGGCCACGAAATCTTCAGCAGATTCATCAGGCGTGAATGAGCATGTGCCATAAGATGATGCTGAGTATTCACCGTCAGTCTTTGAAACTCTCCAGTGTGCAATGGTCACGCCGCCATCAGCGACTGTTCTTTCTAGTTGTGCAATAGTCCAGTTCATTTCTGTTTCGCCTTATTGTTTAAGAATGCAAATGTCTCCATGAGCTTGTAAGCCTTTGCCACCCACGCATCGTCTTTAGGCGTGTCGGTGTAGTTGGCAATAACTGATGCAATAGTGACCAGCGATGTGGCAAAAATGTAAAAATCTAATAAGTAGTCCATTTGTTATGCTCCTTCTAAGGCTTCGATACGGGCAATAAGTTCTTGAATGGTTGCTGTCAACAGAGGCACCAGCTTGCTTTGGTCAATGCCCTGATAATCAGGAACGCTTCGAGTACCCATAACGGCTGCTACAGCTTCTGTGGTTACGTTGCCATCTTCATCCCTGACTTCTTCGACTGCTGGCGTGACTTCGTATTCTTCATCACGCATTGCGTCTTTAGTGCCATGAACAGCTTCCGGTACAACTTCCTGAGCTTCGT